ACAAAAAAAATACCAGCTAGTGATGTTGATCCAAGAAATTTAGTAATTTTTGGTATGCCAAAGATCAATTCCGGTCGTATATAGTCGAAATACTATATTTAAATCGAGTAAAAACGGTGAATCCTAAGTTAAAATAAAAATATAAATATGTTTATATTTGGATTGTTTTAGTTGGAAAGATTTTGTAAATTTGTATTGAATTTAAAAATACAAAAATTTATGAAAATCTCAAGACAAAAGTATTCAATGGAAGAATTATTAACTTTTGCAGAATATTTAAATGACGGGCATTCTTTAAAGGAGACTTCTGAACATTTTAATATTAATTATGGAACACTTAAATCCAATTTAACTAAACATGGATTAAGAGAACCTAGTAGAAAGGTTAATAATAAAACAAGTGAACAAAATTTAGATTATTTTAATAAAATAGATACTCATGAAAAAGCTTATTTTTTAGGATTAATGTTTGCAGATGGTTATATATATACTAATGCGTATAAAACATCTAAAACATGTGGAATAGCTTTACAATTAGAAGATAAATATATTTTAGAATATTTTAAAAATGAATTAAAATGTACTAATAATATTTCCAATTATAAAAATTCTGCTAAATTAGCAATAACTGATAATGATTTATATTATGATTTAGAAAAATTAGGAATTAAAGAACAAAAATCTAATTTAGATTATGATTTTCCTAATATTGATGAAGAATTTATAAATTCTTTTATTTTAGGTTATTTTGATGGAGATGGTTGTATAACCATTAAAGCATCAAAAGCTATAGTAGTTTCTATATGTTGTAATTCACAATATTTTTTATCACAATTTCAAGATATTTTATTAAATAAATATGGGATTGAAACAAATATTAGAGAGGAACAAGGAAATAGAAAAAATCCTATTTTTATATTATATTTTAAAGGAAGAGTTAATCAACTTAAATTAAAAAATATTATATATAAAGATAGTAAAATATATTTATCTCGTAAACATGAGAAATTTATGGAAATACCGTGCTAACTTAATTCTTAATAAAATTAAGTAGTGTAACGCGTAGGAGATGAAACTTATTTTAATAAGAATATAATTCTCCCAAGAGTATTCGATACCTGACCATTAAGTTGAAGGTAAAAATGTACGCTGAACTAGCTATGAATTAACATAGTATAATGGAAGAAATTCCTAGAAGTAGAGGATAAAAAGCCTTTACGATAACAAATTGAGGAAAAACAACTGTGTTATCAACTCTAGATAATTGCTTAATTCTTGACTTCGAAAAAGGTGCCGTATTCGTAAATGCTTTGAAGATGGAGATTGATAGTTTCCAAACTCTTAAAGAAACTTTAAAAGCAATTAAGGAAGCTAAGTGTCCATATGATTTTATTGCAATTGATACTGTTACAGCATTAATTGATATGTTAAAAGCAGTTGCCTTAGTTCAATATAAAGCTTCTGAACAAGGAAAAAAACAACAAGACTTAACAGATATTTTACAAGCTCCATTTGGTGCAGGATATAGTACTTTAGTAGATGTTTTTGATAAGACAATTGCTATGATCCAAAGTGTTACTAAACATGTTATAATTGCTGGACACATTAAGATTTCTGCTTCTGAAGGTGGAGATGCTGATACTTTAGTAAAAAGTTTAGATGCTGTTGGACAAGTAAAGAGATTTGTTGCAAGAAGTTCTGATGCTATTGCAGTATTGGAAAGAGATGAAAATTCTAATTTAGTATTTAATTTTGTAACAGATACAGCAGAATGTGGTGCAAGAATTCAACATTTAGCTAATAATAAAATAATTGTTGCTGAAAGACAAGAAGATGGATCATTTGTATCTCGTTGGGATAGAATCTATCATACATTAAAGAAATAATGAAAAGGATTAATGCAGTTTTAAATTTTGATTATGATCCAGAAACTGATACAATTAGTAATATAACTGTAGTTAGTGAAGGAAGTATAAGCGAAATTAAAAAGACTAGAAAGTCAACAAAAAAAGTTAAAGATGATTCAAACCTTCCAATGGTTACTAGAGAAGAAAATAAATTAGTTTTGAATTCAAAATTAATTGAACTTCTTGGATTGGTTCATGAAGATAGGGTTGGATTGGCTTACAAAAAAATAGGAAAAATAAATTATCCAGTATTAGGAAAAGCTGAAACTTTTGGAAACAAAGCTTCTGGTAATAAACTTACTAAAACTAATACGGTAGCATTTAGAGGAAATAATAATATTGTTCTTGCGGAATATGGTACTACATTTGATGTAGAATTATGTGATGAAGGATATGTAAAGTTAATTCCTTTGGATAAACCTATGAAAGAAGATTTAACTGTACAAGAAGCAGTAAAGACTATTTCAATGGAAATAATTACAGAAGATGATACAGATTACGAGCTAGAAGATGAAGCATTTAAATTTGAATTATAATAGACGAAATAAGAATGAATTTTAACTTTGAAACAACAGCAGGAGCTTCACAAGGAACAAGTAGAGCAGTATTAGAAGGTAACAAAATACACGAAGTTGTATTTAAAGGTATCTTTGAAAGAGATATACAAGGCGTAAAGGATGCTTCTCAAGTGTATAAAGTATTAGATATAAAGTTTGAAAATGAAAATGGTGTATTTACTGATACTGTATGGGAACCAAAAGGTTCAGATGGAGATAGAAGAGAATCTACATCATTTAAAGGAGAAAAATTAATATCTCCATCAAACATCGAAGCAATGATGCTTAAATTTAAACATATTATTGATGCGATTAATCCTGAATTGGGTGAACAAATTGATAATAAAGAAAAAAAAATTGGTGCTAAAGACTGGACTGGTTTAAAACAAGTTATGGTTAAAGCTACAGAAAAAGGTATTGGTAAAACTACTAATATTAAATTAATTATAAATAATAAAGGAGAAGTTCAATTTCCTTACTTTGCAAATATTGATAAATCTAATGGAAATCCAATTATTACTAATAATTTTATTGGAGATAAATTATTTTTCTCTTCTTATGAGCAAAAGAAAATGTCAACTCAAGCAACTGCTAAACCAACTGCGGCAAGTTCATTTGATTTAGGAACAACTGCTTCTTCAAGTCAATCTACAGAAGATGTAGATTTTGATTTGGATTTATAATAAAAATTTTGTATCTTTGTGTAGTAAATAAATAATGAAATAATGGCGTTTGAATTACCAAGAAATACACAAAGAGTAACTAAAGAATTTCTTTTAAGTAAAAATACGCAAGAAACATACATGGAACATTATTTAGGTGTTCCAGTAAAAAAGGGTTTATTTATTAGTCCTTCTAATTTAAGGTCTGATAATAAACCAACTTGCGCATTTTATAAAAATGATAAAGGAGTATTATTATTTAAGGATTTTGCAGGAATTACAGGAGACTTTATAAAAGTAGTAATGGAAATTTTTAACTGTTCTTATCATGTTGCATTAACAACTATTGCAAATGATTTTGGATATATTAAAACTAAGAATTATGAAATTCATCCTCCTAAAATAGAATATTCAGGAATTGATTTTAAAGAAACAACTGATACAATAATTCAAAATGAAATAGTTCCTTTTTCTAAAAAAGATTTAGATTGGTGGGAAGATTTTGGTGTTTCAATAGAAGAACTTAAATTATTTAAAGTTTTTGCAGTAAAAAATGTATTTTTAAATGGTTATTTATTTTCATCTTCATCTATAAAAGTTCCTATTTACGGATATTATGGAGGAAAAAAAGATGGAAAAGAACTATGGAGAAATTATTTTCCTACAAAGACTAATTATAGATTTTTAAGTAATTGGACAAATAAATGTATTCAGGGTTTAAAACAACTTCCAAAAGAAGGAGATTTATTAGTAATTACTAAATCTTTAAAAGATGTAATGGCTTTAAGGGCAAATGGTATTTATGCTATAGCTCCAACTTCTGAAACAGTTATCTTAGATAACAATCAAATGTCTAAATTAAAAGAAAGATTTAAAAAAATAATTCTCGTAGGAGACAACGACCTTCCTGGAGTCAAGTCTTTAAATAAATGGAAGAAGAAATATCCTGAGTTAAAAGTTCTATTTTTAAGAAGAAAATTTTCAAAGGATATATCTGATTTGATAAAATCATCTAAATTAGAGGGTTTTAGAGCCTGTGAGGAATTAAAAGATATAAATAATATAGAATTATCAAAATATTTTTACAAGTTTTAAAATGGCTAAGGGAAGTGTTTCATTTGAAATATGAGTTGATGAAAAAGGGAATTCTAAGATTCCTAATGAAAAAGAGAAAAAAGTAGGGAAGAAGAGAACAAGGAGTGTAAAGTCAGAATATGATGGAATTAACTTTGATTCTCAATTAGAAGTTTATTGTTATAAGGCTTTGAAAGAAGCTGGATTAGATTTTCAATATGCATCACAATCATTTACAGTTGCAGAAGCTTTTACTTATTTAGGTGAAAGTTTTGAACCTGATAAGAGGAAGGGTGATGGGATGTTTGCTAAATCTAAGAAATTACAAGCAATAACTTATAAACCTGACTTTGTAAGTGAAGATGGTACATGGATTATTGAAACAAAAGGTCGACCAAATGAGAGTTTTCCATTGAGATGGAAGCTATTTAAGAAATATTTATTTGATAATAATTTAAAATACGATTTATATATGCCTAAGAACCACAAACAGGTAAATGAGTGTATAAAAATGATTTTAAATAAAGGATAACCTGACTAGACTGCCTCTTAACAATGCACACTGCTCTCGTAGATGAAATACTAGGTAAGTACTCTACACATTTTGATTAATGATGCCCGTCGCCGGTGCAGGATTCGGGGTAACTCGAAGACGCAACCGGGGGCCAACTGGAAGGCATGGAGGCGGGGAAAC